CTCGGCGTACTCCCCACCACCGCCGCCGCCAGGGATCGCACCCTCACCTGCCGCGGTGGCCGCAGCACCACCGCACGACCCGCCGCCGCCGACGCACTTCACCCGGACTGCCCGGATGCCAGGGAAACCGGCCTTGGTGAACGTGCCCGAGCTGGTGTAGTACACGGTGGTGAAGTAGGCATAGCCGGCACGGATCGGTTCGATCTCAGCGTCCAACCCGGCCACCGTCGACTCGACCGCATCGGCCAGGTCGACCAGTTGCTCCGGCCCGTCGGGCGGATCGCCCGAGTTCGGCACGGGCCAGCCGTAGACCGCTGTGCTGCCCACCACTACACCTCCGGGCTCAAACCTGGATGTTCACGAGGGTCTGCTCCCTCGTGATGCCGGACATGGCGACGTTGGCCAGCAGCGGAATGGTCAGCCGCTCCACGATGTGCAACTCCCGGTTGCCGCCGCGGTCCCGGATCCGGATCGGCTGATGCGGCCGCAACGCCGGGTTGACGATGCTGCGGAAGTCAACCGAGTAGGGCAGGCCGATCGAGCGGCGGAGCATCTGCGCTGCGGCGGTCGCAGCCTGCCCCGGCGTGGTCAGCAGCGGCGACGCGTAGAACCGGGGCACACGGCCGAACCGGCCGCCGAAGTAGGTTGGGCTCAGCGGGTTGGCGTCGATGGCCACGGCCCGCACCGGGTCATCAGCGTCGCTGCCCTCCCCGCTGGCGACTACCGCGTTGAACACACCGCGGCGGGTCACGCCGCGGGCCAATGAAACCTGCACACCGCCCGCGCCGGCGTAGACGTCCCACACCGGCTCGGCCGGGTCGGGGGCGTTCTCGACGCGGAGGAACCCTTCCCCATCCCAAAACATGATCTTGCCAAGGGAGTCTGCGATGTCCTTCAGAATGCGATACCTGCTGCGCTCGGCCACCAGCGTCCGGCCCAGCGTTTCCGAACCCAGCTCGTCGAACACGATCGTGGCGTCCGGGTAGATCTCCTCGACCAACTCGCGGAACACCGACATGTTGGTGCGCGTCGCGGCGAACTCGCGTGGCGCCATCAGCTCACCGTCGACGATGCCGGCCATGCGGTCGGAGCAGGACAGCCGGATCGGCCCGTCCGGCACCTCATCCTGCTCAGGGCTGTCGATGCGGAAGTAGCCGAGCGGAAACCAGAGCGGGGCCACGTTCGGGCCGAGGTCCACGGCCCGGCGGACAAACACCTCATTGCCGTACGGGGCGAGCAGGTCGCCGGCCCGCCGCGGCCACCGGTCAGTGCCGTCGGTGACCAGCTCCAGGGTGCGCTGGATCTCGGCTGTGGCGTCCATCTGCACGTCACCGCCGGCGACGTCGACCGCGGTCCCGTCCGGATCGTCGCCGGTTTGGAAGGTGGTAAGGACCCGGGCATCCACCAACACCCGGTGGGAGCCTTTCAGGGTGCGCAGCAGCGCCCCGGTCGCCGGAGCCGCTGGCAGGGTCCCGGCGACAACGAACGAGTGCTCGAACAGGCTGCTGGTGCCGCGCCATGCGGTCAGGTCCACGGACAGGTGGGTGCCGAAGTCGCGTACCCGGACGGTGCCGTACTGGTTGCGGCCATCCAGGGGCCCGTGGGTGTAGGTGCCGCCGCTGCCACTGCCGGGGGTGGCGTCCAGACTGGCGGCCTGCAGGACGGGGATGTTGCCGGGGGAGTTGGCGCCGGTGTCGATGGCGTTGCCGTGGTAGTCGCCGGAAACGACGCACATTTGAGGCAGCCATCCGGTTGCGCCGAACATGTCGACCAGTTCGGCCTGCTCGGTGGCGAAGCTGTCCCACGAGTCGGCGGTGGTGCCTAGCCACTGCTGGGGCATGAACCACACCAGGAACTTGGCGTCCGATGCGGATAGCAGGGATTGCATCCACGTCTTCTGTGCCGAGCCGAGCATGGTTTTGCTCGGCCCGTCCGGGTCGCCGTTGGCTGACCCGAAGTAGCGGACGTCGGCTGCGATGTACAGGACCCGCCCGGTCTGCCACGAGTGGTATATGCCGTCGTCGTCGGGCAGCGGGTGGTGCGGCACCCGCTCCCGGTAAACGGTGGCCGCGTTCGTCGACGCACCGCGCAGGTTGTTGGCCAGGAAGTCGTGATCATCCCAGAGGTAGCCCATGGGCAGCTCGCGGAACAGCTGCGCCTGCCGGGACTGCGCCAGCAGATTGTCGTAGAACGTGCGCCGGTTCGCCAACGTGTCGGTCAGGTTGACACCCCAGTCGGGGTATCCCCAGTCGCCGAGGTGGGTGAATCCGAGCCAGCCGTTGGCCAGGGCCTGGGTGCGGATGGTGTCGTGGACCGGATGATTGGACACCAGGTTGGCGTCCAACTCACCACCAGCGTCGCCGGGGAAGTCCGGGTCCAGCCCGGCGCAGGAGGCGGCCGCGATGGTGATGTCCGCGGGGATGCCCAGCGGCGGGTGGGTGAGAAATTGGCCGGTGACGCTGCTATCGAGGGTCGAGTTGTCCTCGACCTGCCACCAGTGGCGCGTTGCCGCGGCCAGCCCGGTGATCGACACTTTCGCCACACCCTGGACGTCCACCACCGCCGAGGTGGTAAACACCGGGGAGGTCATGGCCGCGTCGGTGGCCACGGCCACCCGCACGGGCCCGCCGCCGTCAACTTTCGCGACGAAGGTGGCGCCACCCGGGGTGGCCGCGCCGACGATCATGTTGACGACAGCCACCCGGCATCACCTCCTGGTTCTGCGGTACGCTGCAATCCGTGCCCAAGCCGGCTTCGGTCGGCCAGGCTCCGGTTCGGCGCCTCTGCCGCGAACGCGCCAAGCCCCGGCTGCTTGACCAGCGGGACTAAGGCTCGTCGTCAACAAACGGCGGGCCACCTTCACAGAACCACCAGGTCCTCAGGGTCGCCGACCACGGCCAGCAGGTCGGCCCACGTCAGATGCGCGGACAGCACCGCCTCCCACGTCCCGTACAGCCGCATCACCGTCCCCCACGTCAGGGTGCCGCCCACCACATCCGCCCCGGGCGGGTTGACCTCGATCAACGGCAGGGTGAACAGCTCATGCGCGGACACACCGCCGATACGGTGACGGCGCGGCGTGCCGACCAGCACATACATCGACCCAGGCAGCAGCAGGTTCCCCTCCCGGCCGGCGATACCCGTGGCCGGGACATGTACGAACAGGACCTCGGCGGTGCGGAGCATCAGCTCCATGTGGCTGGAGTCGGCTGGTGTGCTGGTTACCAGGTCGAGTGGATGGTCCCGGCCGCCGTGCAGCTCGGTTTGTGCTGTCGGCAGTGACCGGCCGGCGATGCCGAACGCGGCCGAGCGGGACGCGTTCTCCACGTCGCCGTAGTCGGACACCCGAACAACGGTGTTCAGGAACGGGTGCCGGACCGACTTTAGCCACACCTGCCCGTTGAGGCTGGGGGTGATGCTGTCCTGGTTGGCCATCAGGCACCCGGTGGCCAGAAGATGTTCTCCACGATCACCACACCGATGCGGCCGGCACCGCCAGCACGCCCGGTGCCCTGGCTGGCCGAGTTGTTGCCGCCTGAGCCGCCTCCGCCATAGCCCTCCCCAGGCGTGTTCCCGTTCGCGGACAACGAGTTCGTCCGGGCGCCCGCGCCCATCCCCCCGCCGGCGTCGCCACCGGAACCACCACGTGCGCTGACGCTGACCCGTTCGCTGCGGTCGCCGATCCCCCCGGAGGCGATGATCTGACCGACGCTGCCCGCCCCGGCGTGCGGCGCCGCGTTGGTGCCAGAGGCCGGTGGTGTGCCCGCCGTCCCGCCGAGGCCCCCACTGCCGCCGATCGCAACCACGTGTGACCCGAACGACGCAGAGGAGCCCTGGTCGCCGTTGTTCGCCCCTGCTGTTCCACCGGCGCCGCCGCCGCCGACGGTCGCAGTCTCCGTGGCACCCAGGGACGCCGCAGCGATGATCGACTCGGCGTAGTAGCCGCCCTGCCCGCCGCCGCCGGATGCGCACTCACCAGCTGCGGTCGTTGCAGCACCACCGCCGCCACCACCATCACCGACGCAGCGGACCCGCACCGCGATCAGCCCCAACGGCTTGGTCCAGATGCCGCTGGTCTCGAACTTCTCCATCAGCGGACCCTCCAATTCCAAGATCGTCACCCGGTAGTGATTCTCGACGTCGGCGGCGAACTCGAAGTCGTCCAGACTCGCCACCCCAACTGAAACCGGCAGGGTCAGACCGCCGCGCACCGACGACCACAGCAGCTCGTTGATTGACCGCTCAACCAGCACGGTGCCGTTCGGCAAGCCAGACAGGGCAATCTGCACCCGGGACAACGTGTCGTCGTATGTCAGGCCTATCGTCACCGTGCCACCCCCGATCCGGCGTGAGCCCGGCGCGCCACGCCCCGGTCCCGGGAACTGATCTCCCCGCGCACCATGCCCAAGAACGCGCCGGAATCCAGGTACAGCGCGCCCTCGAACACGCCGGACGTGAGCGTCGAGGCCGAGCCGCCCATCGAGCCACCCACCGGGAACCGGCCGGTCGCGTTCAACGCCAACAACGCCGCCCGGTTGGCCTGCGCCACCGGCTGACGGATGACAATCTCCCCGGCGGTGAGCATCCGCGGCACCCGGTCGATCCCAGACGGCCCATGAACCTCACCGCCGTGCTGATGCCCGATCCGCTGCGACCCGACCGTCGCCGTACCCGCCTGGTGGATGTCCACATTGACGTCGAGCTGGCGCGGGACGGCATCGATGCTCGCCTTCAAGTTGCGCATCCGGCGCTCGGCCGCGGTCATGCCCGGTGTCTCGATGCGGGTCTCCACGATCGACGGGATCTCGTCGTACGCCGCGGCGTAGCGCTCGATCGCCTCCTCCGAGAATCCGGCCTGACGCATTTGGTCGACGAACTTTTCGCGCAACCGCTCGGTTTCCTCCGTCAGCTCATCGGCGCCAGCGCCGGCCTGTGCCATCGTCGAGATCAGATCCAGGTCGGCGGCGATGACACCCCGCACGTTGTCCCGGTTCTGCAGCGCCGCCTCAGAGTTGCCCTTGATCTTGGCGCCGTTCTCCTCGGCCTCCTGAGTCAACCGGCGCATAGCCTCGGCGGCCGCGTCCTGCGCCTCCTCGACGGAGAACAGGACGTCGAAGAGACCCTTGAGTTCCTTGTCCAGCTCGTCGACGCCGGCCGCCAGGCCCTCGGCCTCACCGGCCGTGACCTGGAAGGCGTCGGCGAGGTTGCGGGTCTGCGGGGTGAGCTGCTCGGTGGATGCGGCCGTCGTGTCCATCAGCTCCGACTGCCGCTTCCACCGCTCCTGTGCGCCTTTCACCACGTCGGACTGGTGCTGCAACTCGAAAGCCAGGTCCTTCACCTGTACCGACACGTTCTCGCCGAGCATGGCCTCCTGCTCGGCACGAAGCCCGGCGGTCGCGGCGGTAACCTGCTCCATCGCGGCCGCGTTGCCCAGTGCGGCCTCGACCAGCGTGTCCATATCGACACCCGCCGCGGCCGCCTTCTGGGCCAGACCCTCGGTTTCCAGCTCGTTCAAAACCTTGGCCTTGGTGTCCAGCGTGATCGCGCCGGTTTGCTTGTCGAGGGTATCCGTCATGTCGGCGATCTCGGCACGCGCTTTGGCTTGGGCGTTGGCCCATATGCCCAGGCCCACGGTGGCGACACCCAGAGCGATACCCCACGGTCCGCCCAGGAACGAGGCGGTTCCCGATGCCGCGGTGCGCATCCGGCCCACCGCCGCGGCGCCGCGCGCGCTGGAGGCTGCCCACGTGTTCATGGCGGCGCTGACCGCGGCGATCCGCGGTATCAACACCAGTGCCGCGCCGCCGGTCAGCAGCAGTGCAGCTGTCAGGCCGGCGAGGATCCCCAGCACCGTCTTCAGCGGCCCCGGCAGATCCCCCACCACCCCGGCCAGGTTCGCCGCAGTGTCGGCCGCACTGCCGAGCGCCGGCAGCAAGCCTTGCCCGATGCCGATCGCCAGATCGTTGACCTGGTTGCGGGCGATCTCCAGTTGCGCGGCGGTGGTGCCGTAGCGGCGCTCCGCCTCCGCAGCCAGCGCAGTGTTCTCATCCCACGCCTGGTTCGAGATCGCCAACGTCTGGGTCAGGTTGTCGCCGCTGCCGGCCAGCCGGCGCAGGGCGTCCGACACCCGAATCTCGGTCAGCCCGAGCTGGGTGAGCACCGCGTTGACGTCGCCACCGCGCTCTTGGACCTTGCCGAGACCGATGACGAACGCGGCGATCGCCCCGCCGGCATCCTGCTCGTAAGCCCGCTGGAACTCCTCGGCGGTCATCCCCGCGGTCTCGGCGAAGACCTCCAGGTTGTCCCCGCCCTGGCTCACCGCGGTGTCGATCTCCAGGAAGACCTTGGAAATGGCAGTACCGCCGGCCTCGGCGCGGATGCCCACGTTGGACAACGCGGCGGCGAACGCCAGCACCTGCTGCTCTGAGAGGCCGATGGTGCGGCCGGCGCCGGCGATGCGGAGACCCATCTCGGTAATCTCGGCCTCAGTCGTCGCGCCCTTGTTGCCGAGGTCGACGATCGCGGAGGCGAGCCGGCCGACGTCGCCCGGCGCGGTCTGCATGATGTTCATCAGCCGGGCGATGCTGGTGGCGGCTTCGTCGCTGCTGAGGTTCGTCGCCTCACCCATGTCGATCATGGTCTTGGTGAAGGCGGCGATGTTCTCCCGCTGGATCCCGAGCTGACCGGCGGCCTCGGCGACGGCGGCGATCTCGGTGTGCGTGGCCGGCAGGATCGCGGTCAGGCCACGGATCTCCTCCTCCAGTGCGGCCATCTGCTCAGGCGAGCCGTCGACGGTTTTGAGCACACCGGCCCAGGCACTCTCCCATTCGACCGCGGCCTTGACGGACAGGGCCAGCCCGGCCGCGACCGCCGCTCCGGCCAGCAGCATCCCGCGGCCGACGCTGGCCATCGCCATCTGCAGCCGCTGCTGCTCACGCTCGAGCGCCCGGGCTTGGCGGCCGGCCTTCGTGTAGGCATTGGCGCCACGCTCCATGGCGCGCTCAAGCGAGGTGGAGTCGCCGGTGAGCCGGTGGTGAAGATCCTTGACGGCCACCGGTCACCACCTCTCGGCCTTTCGGATGGCCCTGGTCACTGGCGGTGGGTGTAGCGTGCGCGGCATGGACACCACTCCAATGCCGCGCACGCGGCTCAAGACCTTCATCCGGCGGCGGCGATGGCCACTGCTTGCCGTCGGATTGGCACTACTGATCGGCGGATCGATCGCAGCAGCCGTCGCGCTGGCTGGAACCAACGCGGCAACGGACAGCCTGCACATCCGCGGCACGCTAACGCTGACCGACCCCGACGCCGGGTATGGCATATACACCCAGTCCTGCACTGGGCAGGGCGGGTACGAAGACATTCGCCCCGGTGCACAGGTAGCAGTCACCGGACCTGACGGGACGGTTCTCGCAATCGGGCATCTGGAAGCTGGCAACACCATCGGCGGCGACGGGTCAACGGTTGGGGGGACCTGCCAGTTTGCCTTCGACGTCTCCGGTGTTCCTGCCGGGCATGGCCTGTACGGCATAGAGGTCTCACACCGCGGCATGGTCATGTACGAAGAGGCTGCCCTCTTGACCGTTTTGGATGGACCGACGCTAACGCTCGGCTAGGCGCGGGGTACCAGACGGATGAACGTGCCCTTGCCGTCCTTCTTCGAGTCGGCCGACTCACGCAGGTACTCGACCTGCTCGCAGCCCGGGCAGCGGTCCATCACCGCGTGGTAGGCGTCCCGGCGGCCACCCTCGGACTCCAACCACTCCTCACGCCGGGTGCCGCAGCTCGAGCACTTCTGCCGGGTCCGCACCCACTCCCAGATCGCCTTGTCCCGGTCGTCCTTGTCCCAGGCCAGGAACTGCGAGTGCGGGATCTGGTAGGCGCGGGACACCGCCAGCTCGAGCGCTAGCTGCGGATCCCCGTCCAGCCTTTTGGGAGGACCAGCGGGTCGGCGACCCGCTCCCGCTCGTTGACCGCGAGGCAGGCCAGCCACAGCGCCCTGGCCTCACCGTCGGAGACGTGGCCGGCCAGGAACTCGGTCCAGTCCTGCTCGCTCATGCCGCCCTCGGCGCACGCGGCGAGCAGCGCCGGGCGGAGCGTGTCATCGTCCCAGTCGGGCCACGGCGGCAGATCCTCACCGCGCGTCTTGGCCTTCTCCCGCTCCAGCTTCGCCGCCGCCATCTGTGCGTCGGTGGGCGGGTGTGCGGCGATCAGCCGCTCGGTGGTCACCTCACCGCGGGTGGGCAACGCCCGCAGGATCAACGTCTCGTAGCACCCGTCGACCACAGCCTCAGCGTCGCGGATCGACTTCTCAGCCCGCCGGTACCTGGCATTACCCGGCTCTTCCTTGAGTACGACCTGGCGGACACGCTGCTGTACCCGCGCCAACTCTGCGCGGGCAGTCTCCACCCGATCCGGGTCGACCAGCAGCGGGTACGGCAGAGACGGCCGCGGCCTGCCGAGCAGCCGGTCACGCTGGGACTGCTGGGCGACCGCGGCCGTCTTCGTCGCTGCCCGCTTGCGCGGTGCGCTCATGCTGGGATCGTGGTTTCCTCAGCGACCCGCTTGGTGCTGAAGTCCACCATCACCCGGGCGCCCTCGGTGCCGCCCACGTCGATGGTCGGCGTCACCGCCGACACGTCGACCTCGAACACCCTCGCCTTCTGGGTCGGCACGTCACCACCGTCACCGATCCAGATATGGCCGGCGTCACCGCGAGCCAACAGGTCACGGACGTCGGCGGTGTCCTGGGAGGCGTAGAACACGATCTGGGCGTCGCCTGGGTTGACCCGGCCGGAGATCCGACCCGTGAACCTGGTGCCCAGGTCGGGGACGGCCACCCGGTCGGCGGACACCTCCCAGCCGGTCATCGCCGCGATCTCGGCGGTCAGGTCGGTCCCGGCGTCGATCTCCAGTCGGGTCGGCGCGGTCAGATCCGCGATGGTCGGCACGAAGTAGGTTTTCGCGACCTCGGGTGAGATGTAGCGGTCAGTGGTGCTCAGCGGCGTCGGTGCCATGATCTGGCTCCTCCTCTGTGGTTACTGCGCGGCGACGCCGCGACGGCTTCGGCTGGGACTCTTGGACTGGTGCCGGCTCAGGCTCGGGCGCCTCGCGCCAGCCGGCCCGGAAGTTGGCCTGCACCGCACCCGGGCGGACATAGATCGGCTGACCGGGCAGGTCGGGATGCTCCATGCGGATGCTCACGGGCGGATCACCTCGAACGTCACGCTCGTGGCTGGCGACCAGGTGAGGGTCGCCCGACCAGTGGCCGGATCCACGAACGAGGCTCTGGTGACCCGCACGTACCGGGACTCGCCCGCCGGCGTTGCCACAGCTCGGTCGGCCACGGCCAGATCCCCGTCCACCACGCCCGGGGTGGCGATCGTCAGCGTGGTGGACACCCCGCCACCGTTGATCACCCGGACGGTGCAGTCGCCGGGCACAGTGTCACTGCCGGGGCCGGCGGTGGCCGCATGTGCGGTCGCCTCAAGGCCGGAGCTGGTCACCTGCTCCGGGTTACGGTCTGCCATCGTGATGTCTCCTATCGGTATCCGTGGCGTTTGGCCGCGTCGCTGACGATCCGAGCCAGCCGGGCGCGGACCTTGCCGCGGTGGGCCTTCATCGCCGGATCCAGGAAAGGCCGGGTTGGCTGGCTCACCCACACATCCCGGTTACCCATGACCGGGTGGCGGAACGAGTTGGCGCCGGTTATGCCCTCCAGCGGACGGGCGTGCGGCGCCTTCTTGCGGGACACCACGATGTCCACGCCGCGCTTAACCACCCGAGCCCGGATCGCACCCGGGATCCGCGTGGACCAGGACGCGTTGGCCTTCGCCTGCGCCACGATCGGTTGCGCGGCTTCCACCAGGGCTGGGCGGACCTCCCGGCGTACCTCCGTGGACATGGCCCGCAGATCCGCCGACGCCTTCGCCAACATCCGGGAGAACTCACTGTCAGCCATCCGAGCCTCCGATCGGCTCGCTGCCTGGGACTACCTGACCGTGTAGGCGTCGATGGCGACGGTGAACTCGACCCGTACCACTCCGCCGCGGTTGTCCTGCAACTGCCGCAGCGTGTGATCCGCCATGCTGGCGCGCAACACCAGACCGCCTAGGGTGCGGTCACCCGCCAGCGCCTCAGCCGCGGCCGACAGCAGCTCGTACGCACGGGTCCGTGCGGCCTTGATGTCGCCGGCCCCGTCGACCACCACGATCAGGCACGTCACCTCGAACTGCTCCCGGTCCGGCCTGGAACCCATGCCCTCCGGCGAGAACGCGCCATTGACGGTGGTCCCGTCGTCGCTACCGTCGTCGCCTACGGACAGCACCTCAAGATCCGCGATGTCCAGCGGCACCGGTCCGTCCTGGACCAACTCGGCCAACTCTGCGGTGCCGGACCACAACACCACCAGCGCGTCCAGCACCGCCGGAGCGCGTGACTGCCAGCTCACGCGACCACCGGGATCGGCTCACCCAGCAGCTCCAACGCGGCGTTCGGGATTGCGTACCCGCGTCCCGTGGCCACAACCACGTTGTCGAACGAGTCGTCCAGCCCGCGGATGTCCCGGCCACCCATCGCGCCGCGCTGCGTCTGCCACAGGTGCTGCACGATGATCCTCGCCGCCAGGTTGTGGTTCGGCGGCACCGGATCATGCCCGGCTTCGTAGGTGGCGGCCAGCAGCCCGCTAAACAGTGGACCGCTGACCACCCGCAGCACTCCAGCTTCGACGTCCACGTCCAGGTCGGCCACGTCCCACGTCAGGCTTGCGTCGACCCGCGCCAGCGACGTCAGCGACTGCACCGGCCTGTGGTGCAGCCGCAGCCTCACCGTCACGCACGTGTTGTGCCGCTCGCCGGTGACGGTGCGGACCGCTCCGAGCGTGTCGGTGTGTTTCTCCACCGCGCGGATCGCCGCGTCGACGTAGGCCTGCAGCTCAACGTCATGCGTCACGTTCGACACCGCGATGTTCAGCTGCAGCTTCGCCTCGGCCAACGTCAGCATGATCTACTTCTCACGGAGCAGGGTGGCCGTGCCATCGACAACAGTGGCACCCACCGCCGGCACTGTCGGCGGCGAAGCTGCCGTGGTGCCAGCGATGGTGACGATGAACTTTTGGCCGCCGGTGAACTGCAGCTCCTGGTTCAGGGTTACCGCGGTCGTGTTGGCCCGCAGCACCCGCCGCAACGGCCGGCCGATGAAATCCACGGTTGCCGTGGTGGCGCGCCCGAGGCTGTCAAGCGCGTTCACCGTCGGTGCCTGCAGGTCTCGGCCTATGTAATCCTCACGGAAGTTGGTCGTCGCCATCGCGCCCCTCCTGCTTGCGTGCCTCGTAAGCCTCCTGTGCGGCGTCGGCGCCGCGAACCTTGTCGACTACCTGGCCGTCGACAACGACTTCATGCCAGCCGCCGCCCACGCTGTGCACGCCGTCTTCTCGCTGCGATTCCCCAGCTAGGGCAGCCTGGCGGTCTGCTTCCTGCTCGGTCTCTGTGAGTTGGCCGGCCGGCCCGGCGCTGGTCCTTTCGACCAGCACCGAACCAAGCCTCTGCCCGTTACGGACGAACATCGGCGATCACGCTGCCGCAGTCAGCGGAACGATACCGCCGTCCTCGATGGTCAGCGGTGTGAAGTAACCCGCGTAGGCCACCTGCGTGCCGAGCACGGACGGCTCAACCGCCTGCAGCGAGCCCACCCGCTGCTCGAACGCCTCCAGCGCGGCCGTCGAGAACAGGAACGCCTCACCGGTGGCCAGACCGGCGGACATCAGCACCGGGATGCCGGAGATGTTGCCCATCACGCCCTGACCGAACCGGCCGGCCTCCATGCCGGTCGACTGCGCGTCACGCGGGTTCACTGGCGAGAACAGCGGACCGAACACCGACAGCACGTCCGGCGCCAATGCGATAACCAGCCGCCCCTGACCTCGCACGGCGGTGTACGCGACGCCCGCGGCCTCCCACACCGCAGCGGCTACCAGATCGGCGGTCGGGGTGACCCCGTACCCGACGGCGGTGGTCCCGGTTGCCGCCAACTCGGCGGCGGTCGCCGCCTCGGTCTCGATGGCGTACTGCGCGGCCAGGCCGTTGATGACCAGATCCAGCGCCTGCGGCGACGAGAAGTCGATGTTCTGCCGCGACACGTTGACGTACCCGCCGTAGGTGACCGCGTTGCCGGTCAGCCGAGTGATGAGCATCTTCTGGCTGGTCAGCTCCACCTTCTCGTCGGCGGCTGCGCCGGCCGCGCCCTGTGCGGCGACAGCGGGCTGCTGCGTCACCCTCGGGCGATGCCACGTCGCCGTAGTCAGCGGCATCGTGCCGATGAACGACACGATCGGCCGGGCTGCGTCGATGAAGTTGATGACATCGCCGACGATTGGGTCCGGGACGATACCCAGGTTATCGCCGGTCTTCTGGTGGGCGGCGGCACGCTCATAAATCTCCAGCCGCTCTTTCGCGTCCCGGCTCCCGCCGCGGGACGCCACCAGGTCCACCAAGTACTCGCCGGCGGACCGGTACTCCACCGGGCGGGCATCGCCGCTGCGGCGGGCGATCGTGATGGCCTGGTCGACCTGCTTGGCCCGCAGCGCGATCTCGCTCGCGACCCGGGCCGTGTCCTCCAGTTGGTCGATCTGCTCCTTCAGCGCGCCCATCCTGTTCTTCGCCTCGGTGAGGCTGGTCTTCTCCGTGTCGTTCAGGTCGCGTTCGCCATCCTGAACGTTGGCGATCAGGCCCTGGACGAAGCTGTTGCGCTCCTCCAGCTCCTTCTCCAGACGCCGAATCATGGCGTCGTTGGCATGCGAATTGATACCCATGACGGGTGTACTCCTCTACTGAGTTGTGATTGAGGAGCACGCCATGAACAGCCCCGCACACCGGGGAAGTCCCGCCACCCCCACCCGGGGTAGCTGGTCGTGCGAACCACGCAAGGTCAGAGGCCCGCTCGGCTACTGGCCCACTTCAGGACGTCATCGTTGAGGAATGCGTCCAACTCTGGGGTATCGACCGCCAGCCTGCCAGCGGTCGGTTCGATTGACGGGCGCTCGCGCACTGCCAGGGGCATGGCACCGACGTACGCCGGTGTGTCGGTCATCGCCAGATGATCCAAGAAAGCGCGCTTCACCCGACGTAGCATGGTGCGGCGGTTCATGTCGACGTCCGACCCGCGCTTGACGTAGTAGCCGACGCTAGCGCCGAGCATGTCTTCGGAGGCAAGTTGCAACGTCTCGTCACCCAGCGGGGTGCGGGCCACCTTGAGCGACGCGATCAGTCCGCGCTCGTCGTGAGGGTTCAGTTTGACTACCCGACCCACCGTGCTACCGCGGGTATGTTCGCGTCGCACCGGCACGCGACCTGCGTGGTTTTCGATACCGTCGAAAGCGCCGCGCTGGAAGACCTCGCGCCATGGCTCACCACGCCAGGAAATCTCGGCTTCCTGGTCCCACGGGACAGCGATGATGTCAATGGTCCGCTGTTTGAAGTCCACGTCGTCGCTCAGCACCGCGGCAACGCTGCGCTCCAGGACTTCCATCTCCAGGCTCACAGCTCATCCCCTCCCGTCAGTGCCTGCGCGGAGACCTCGCCTCGCAGCCGCTCCATGGTGCGGATCTCACTACCGGTGATCGTGTCAGGGATCTTCGCCAGCTCGGCGTACGCCTTCGCGCGGTCCAGCAGCGCCGGCCGGCTGTACTCATCCCGGTTCAACTCCACCGCCTGCCCGCGAGCCAAAGCCCAACCGGACAGCGCCTTCATCACCGCGGTGGCCTTGGGTCGCAGGCTCGACCGGTCGTGGAAGTCGAACAGGCTGGTGACGTTGCTGTACGTCATCGAGTCCCCACCCGACGGTAGGCCGACCAGGAACGGCGGGACACCGCACATGACCGCGATCCGACCCTCTGTGAACTGGGCCAACTCCAGCAGCGCCATGTCCCTCGCGCTCGCGGGTTGCGCCTGCTTCAACGTCGCACCGCCCGTGAGCACCGCAGGATATCCAGGGTTCTTCTGGCGTGACACCACGTACTGCTCACGCAGGTCGTCGGTCTGTGGCCGGTTCATTTGCCGCTCGACCTCAAGCCACTCATGCGTGACCCCGCCCGTCTCGGCGACCTGATGCATGTACCGGGCCAGCAGCCGCGAGGCCACAATCCGGGCGCGGCCGGCATCCAGCGGGCCGATGCCTCGCGCGTTGTCCGTGGTAGACCGGTAGCGGATATGCAGGATTTCGCCGGTGACGTCCATACCGCCGATGCTGTACCGGCGACGGCCGCCGTCCAACTCGGCGTTGACCAGCCACGGCGATATCACCCGCATCGCCGCCGGCTTGTCGTTGGCGAAGAACCCCATAGGAAGTACGAAAGCCTCGCCAAGCTGGTAGTCCCAGAACAACTGCTTGGCGAACTCGTCCCACGAGTTGTAGACGCTGGGGTCAGGGTTCAACATCCAACTCAGCGGCTCAACGATCCGCCCCGATTGCAGCCGATACACCGGCATCGAGGCCAGAACAGACGAGTTCAAGTCAAAGCAGGACCAGGCCGTGTCAACCAGGTCGTCGATGCGTTGCTGCCAATTCGGGGTAGCCCACTCGCCCGGCCAGCCCGACCACGGCGATGCCGCCAGCCCCGGCAGCGACCGCGAGAAGGTCTCCTCACCCTCGAACACCAGGCCATCAGGATCGCCCGGTGTCCAATCCGGCTCCGACACTGTACCCGGGGGTGGTGCAGGATCGTTCGCGTTCGCGGTGATGCCATGGTGGTCGCCGACCAACCGTGACCAGAAGCCCATCGCACCTCCCTCAGTAGATCGCCGGCATGCGCGGGTTCAGCGCACCCCACAGAGCCGCCGCCGCCGCCTCCAACATGTCCACCGGGCCCGACGACCGCTTGCGGCCGAACACCTGCCTGCCGTCGCCCACCGGACGCCAGTCCGCGACGGCGATCGCGTCGTCCAGCTCAGTGGTCCGCTGGTGCGTCACCGTCCGGTCCCGGACCCGGTTCACCAGCTCCGAGCACGCCCACACCAAGTCCGGAAGCCTCATCGTCGTCAACGCGACCCCGGCATCCTGCAGCGCGGGGATCAACGTCCCGTCCGGGCACTTCTCGTCGATCACCACGTCACACTGGTGCTCGGCCTGGATCCGCAGCGCCTCGGCGACCATCCAAGCAGTGCCCGGCCTGCGGTCCACCGCCGAGAGGTTCACCCGGCCGTCATCCCACAGATCCGCCGACGCGATCGAGCCGTGCATGGCGTCCAGCGACACCGACAGGCCCACCGCGGTCGGTGGTGGTGGTGTGGCCGACAGGAACAGGTTCCCCCACCCCGGCAGCACCCCCGGGCCGTCACTGTCCCACACCCCCAGGCCCTCGCGCATCCACGAGTCCAGGGTGAGCTTCTTCCGCAGCCGCAGCATGCTGGTGACCGGCGTCCGGTGCGGATACGACGCGTTCGCCTGAGCCCACTGCACCCGGTCATCCGGGTCCGCGTCCTCGTCGGCGCCGCATTCGATCCACACCACGTCGTCCGATTCACCCGACAGCGCGTCGGTGCGCATCCGCCGGAACGCCTCCGACGGATCGGTCGGCGTCGGTGGGGTGCCCATGAACAGCGGCAACCCATTGGCCGACGTGTTCAGCGTCGCCAGCATGTTGTCCAGCGCCTTATCCGTCAGGATCTGCGCCTCGTCGCACACCAAAATGTCCACACCGGCGAACCCACGGCCAAACCCCCGCTCCCGGGCGCCGAACAGGATCCGCGACCGGTTCCTGAACCGGACCTCCTCATCCCCCGAGCCGCGGTACACCGCCTCGATGTACGGGGCGACCTTCCGGCGGCGGGCGAAGCCCTGCATCGCCAGGAACGTCTCCGCGGCCGTCCGCGCGTGGTGGCTGGTCCAGATCACCGTCAGCCCCGGGGTGTCGATGCACAGCGCGAAGCAGGTGGCGCCGACCAGGTACGTTTTGCCGACCTGCCGCGGCAGCGACATGCCGACCCCACCGACCGTCGCCGCGTACTGCCCGTTGGCGGTCTTCGACAGGATCAGCCGCCCGGCGCCGGCCTGCCACCCGTCGAAGCCGATACCCAGATCCCGGCAGCGGCGGCACACCTGTGTCCAGCTTGTCGAGACGATCCCCGCCGGCTTCACTAGGTGCTTGGTGACCTCAGATAGCCGCCTCGTCCCATTCCTCATCAGCGTGGCGGGAGCCGTCATCGTCGGCCTCCTCCCGCGCACGCTGGTCCAGTAGCCGGATCTCCTTGTCGATCTCGCGCAACTGGCGCGTCAGCGGAGCGAGCGTGTGTGGAGGCACGCCGCCGTCGATCTCACGGG